CCGTATCCACAATGCACTGGAGCAGTACTACACAACCGGAGAGCATCCGGTGGACGCGTACAACCGCTTCCAGCGCGAAGACAACCGTCGCTTCATTGAGACGGATGAATCCCACGATGCGGACGCCATCAAGAAGTTCAACGATGAGTCCGAGCTGGGGCGCATCATGGTGGAAGGCTATGTCGAGTGGTTGGATGAAACCAACCCGGATGCAAACCTCGAGGTCATCGGCGCCGAGAAGAAGCTGTCCTACCGGCTCGTGGAGGTCGATCCAAGGGTCGAGCTGATCGGCAAGGTTGACCTTCAGGTCCGCCGTCTGGAGGACGGATCACGTTCGACCTTGGACCACAAGTCGGCTGTGTCGTTCACCACGTACCACAAGTTTGCCCACATGTCCGAGCAGCTCCAATACTACACAATGCTGGAGAAGCTCAACCCTGACGCCGAAGACCCGACCCCGGTTGATGGCGGCATCTACAATCTGCTGAAGAAGGTCAAGCGTACAGCTCGGGCCACGCCTCCGTTCTATGAAAGAATGGATATCCGGTTCAATAAAAAGACACTGGATGCGTTCTGGATCAGAACTCAGGGTGTAATTCATGATATGATGACAGCTCGGGATTCTCTGGATGCCGGGACCGATCACCGTCTCGTGGCCTACCCCCGACCCCGCATGGATTACGGCTGTGGAACGTGTCCGTTCTTCGCCGTCTGCCCGATGCTGGACGACGGGTCCTCAGCCGAAGCCTACATCGAGGCGTTCTACTCACAAGAGGATCCAAACGCCCGGTATGGCGACGACACATCCCAAGAAAATTAGAAAGACTATTACAAAATGAGTGAAAAGGTCTATCAGGACAGCACCCTTGCGCTTTACCGTGGGGACTGTCTGGAGGTCATGCGCGTCATCCCGGACAACTCCGTGGACTCCATTGTTACTGACCCCCCTTATGGCCTCGGCTTTATGGGCAAGGCGTGGGATGCACTGCCTCCGGGATTGGAGTGGGCGGAAGAATGTCTGCGTGTACTCAAACCCGGTGGACATCTGCTCGCCTTCGGCGGCACCCGCACGTGGCACCGGCTCGCCGTGGCCGTCGAGGATGCCGGGTTCGAAATCCGCGACAGCATTGCATGGATGTATGGTACAGGGTTCCCCAAGTCCTTCGACGTGTCCAAAGCCATCGACAAAGCAGCAGGCGCAGATCGCGTCGTGCTAGGCGTCAGGCCAGCTAGTTACGTCGGCAGTATGAGGCGTGACGCTCAGTCGATTCATGGTAAGCGACCAGATGGCGAGCCTTGGGGAAATGAGGGAAAGCCGATAGCTATCACCGCCCCAGCTACCCCTGCCGCTGAGCAGTGGGAGGGTTGGGGGACGGCGCTCAAACCTGCGTTCGAGCCCGTCGTTGTGGCCCGTAAACCCTTCACGGGAACTGTGGCGACGAATGTGCTGGAGTATGGTACTGGGGCGCTCAACATCGACTCAACGCGCATCGGGCCGCCGCCCGGTCGTTGGCCTGCGAACGTGGTCCTTGATGAGGATATGGCCGAAGTGCTGGATGAGCAAAGCGGCACCAGCAAGAGCACCACACGGGCCGGTGTACGCCGCACTGCGTTGGGTATTCTCAACGACGACGGCTGGCAGCCGAAAGAAACTCCGATGACCGCATACGGTGACAGTGGTGGTGCGTCCCGGTTCTTCTATGTGGCCAAGGCCCCCAAGAAGGAGCGCCCCGTTGTTGACGGTGTGGCCCACCCGACCGTCAAGCCCGTCGCCCTCATGCAGTGGCTCGTCAAGCTGGTCACTCCGGCAGGCGGGATCGTACTGGACCCCTTCGAGGGGAGCGGTACGACGGCACAAGCCTGCGCGCTGGAGGGGTTCAAACACATCGGCATCGAACGTGAAGCTGATTATCTCCCCCTCATCGCCGCCCGGCTCGGCATCTCTCTAGAGCTCCAACCCGCGTAATTTTAATCGATACACTATAAGAAAGTCACCTATGTCCGAAGACAGAGCAGCAAGCTTCCTTGTCCACGGTCCGACCAAGGTCGGCAAGAGCACCTTTTCCAACACCGGCCCCAGCCCGGTACTCTTCTTGGACGTTGAGAAGGCCGCGCGCTTCCTCAAGGGCCGCAAGAAGCGCTGGAACCCGCTGGCGGACGCCCCTCCAGTCGCTGACGGAACGTGGGACATCTGCGTCGTCAACGTTGATAGCTGGGAGAAGGCTATCAAGGCCTACGAGTGGCTTAAGAGCGGCAAGCATCCCTTCAAATCCGTGGTGCTGGACTCCATCTCCGAGCTTCAGGCCAAGGCACAGGAATTCATCGTGGGCCGAAACCAGATGAAGACACAGGACTGGGGGACGCTGCTCTCCAAGATGGCGTTCTTCTGCCGCGACCTGCGGGACCTGACCACGATGGAGGGCGGTACCATTGAGGCCGTCGTCATCACCGCCATGTCCCGTGAGGTGGAGGGCGTGTTCAAACCCTACCTTCAGGGCCAGATCGCCGCACAGGTCAGCTACTGGTTCGATGTAACCGGCTACCTCTACGTCGAGCAGGTTCCGGATGAGAACGGCGTGGTGCACGAGGTGCGCAAGCTGCTCACCGGAAAGCACCCCCAGTTCGAGTCCGGAAACCGTATCCCGGATCTTCCATACATTATCGACAATCCGAATATCACGACAATTCTGGATAATGTTTTCGGGCCAGCGGAAATCGCTTCCTAATTGACATTCCGGATTTAATTCAGTAATATAAAGATATACCCCACAAAACAAAAGGAAATACATTCATGTCTCCACTCAAGTCTTGGTCCTCCCTCATGGACGAGGCAAAGGAAGTTTCAAACACTTTTGAACTTCTGGAAGATAACACCTACCAGTTCGTCATCAAGGATCTGCCCAAGGTCAGCCAGACCTCAACCGAGAAGACGCGCTACACCATCAACCCCGCCGTCGAGGTAGGACCGCGCGCCAACGCCCGCATCTTCCATGACTTCATCATCTCCCCGGAATCCCCGAAGGCGATGGCGTTCTTCTTCCGGGACATGCAGGCACTGGGACTGGATGCGGCCTTCTTCGCCACCAATCCCTCCGATGAAACCATCCTCCGTGCTCTTGTGGGCCGACGCTTCACGGCGGACGCCTACAAGGAGACCTACAACGGCAAGGAGAAGAACCGTCTGCGCAACATCCGTGCAGCTGTCGGAACGGCTCCTACCGGACCTGCTAGCCCCTCCATTGCCGGTCCCGCACCTATCGCTGCTGGCGGTGGGATCCCGACCCCTCAGGCCGCTCCTGCTCCCGCTGTAGCCCCTGCACCGGTTGCTCCGGTCGGCCCGCAGGTTGTCGCGGGACCTCCGGTCGCAGCTGCGCCTCCGGTTGTCGAGCAGGCACCTGTGGCCAGCCCGTCTCCGTGGGCCTCCGCTCCGCCCGCTCCGCCGACGTTCTAATTCGCCCTCAAGGTGTGCCCTCGCAGTCGATACTGTGGGGGCACACTTTTCACCAACAGACTTAGGATATACAGAGTGAGCATTTCACGTCAAGTTCAAGAGTTCCACGAGACATACAATCAGCCCGTCCGCACCACTCCGTCCTTGGACGTTCCGGAACGCAAGCTCCGGTTCGACCTCATTGAGGAGGAGTTCAACGAGCTCCGGGAAGCGTTGGAGGCCGACGACATTGTGGAGGTGGCCGACGCATTGGGAGATATCGCCTATGTCGTCTACGGCGCCGCCAAGACCTTCGGCATCCCGCTGGATGAGGTAGTCGATGAAATCCACCGGTCCAACATGAGCAAGCTGGGTGAGGACGGCAAGCCCATCTATAGGGAGTCGGACCGCAAAGTCCTCAAGGGAGAGAACTATTTCCCACCCAACATCAAGGCCATCCTCGACGCAAAGAAGGCCTGATACGGTGCTGTTTGACTATAAAGACCTCGAGGACCAGCTCATCGCCATCGGCTTCGATGACGACCACGAGTTTGGGGAGCAGGTCCGCAGTGCCGCGCTGGCCGTCGCACTGACAATCGACAGCTATGCCCTGCCGGACGACGCCCTTGACACCATTCTGGAGATCATCAGCAGCCACGGACGAAAGAATCTTGAGAGCCTGCCGCAGCGAGTCCTGAACGGCTCGGAGTGGGATGAGTTCGCTCTGGGCAATGTCGCCATTGGAGACTTTGTCCGCGTCAAGCGGGACGCCTATGACTCCCCCACGGGGGCGAAGCACAACGGCTTGGTTGGAACGCTGGGATTCGTCAAGGGCCACCGATGCTCAGTAAATTACATAGGTTCCAGCACCGGAAAGACCATGAAACATCCGATGGAGAAATTAGAATCACTCCGGATACGATAGAATAGAACTCCACTAAATTTTTAAAGGAATAGCTATGCCTGTTACCGTATACAGCCAGCCTTCGTGCCAGCAGTGCAAAATGACCTACAAGGCGCTTGACAAGGATGGAACCCCGTACAACGTTGTCAACGTTCAGGAGGATGCTGAGGCATTCACCTTCATCACACAGGAGCTGGGCTACCAGAAGGTACCGGTCGTGGTGGCCGGGGATGACCACTGGGGCGGATTCCAGCCCGATAAGATCAAGAGCATCGCTGAGGCAGCTGCTTGATCGTATACTTCTCCAGCGTGTCGGGCTACACAGACCGATTCGTGAAGAAGCTTGGCCTGCCTGCGGTACGGATCCCGCTCAAAGCCGATGACGCCGAAAAACTGATGGTAGATGAGGAATTCATCCTTATCACACCCACATACGGTGCGTCCGGCAAGGGATTCGTACCCAAGCAGGTCATAAAATTTCTAAACAGTATCGAAAATAGGTCCCTGCTTCGCGGTGTGGTAGGGTCGGGAAACCGGAACTTCTATGAAGATTTCTCTAAAGCGGCTGAGATAATTGCCGCCAAATGCTCGGTACCCCTGCTCTACCGCTTTGAACTGGCAGGGACTCCAGAAGACGTAGATATAGTTACAAAAGGAATCCATACATTTTGGGAAGCACAAAAGTCAGTGACATCTCCCCCATCGACCTCAACGCCCAGTTGAATCTGTGGGATGCCGATCACCAAATCCAGTTCGACAAGGACCGCGCCGCTGCAAAGCAGCTGTTCCTTCAGGAAATCAACCCGAAGACCATGTTCTTCTATGACCTCGAGGAGAAGCTCAAGTTCCTCTTCGACAACGAGTATTACGACCGATCCGTATGGGATCAGTATGACCCCCAACTTGTAAAGGAACTTTACAAGTTCGTCTACTCCTTCGAGCACAGATTCGAATCCTACTTCTCTGCCTACAAGTTCTACGTCCAGTACGGCATGAAATCCTTCGACGGCAAGACGTGGCTGGAACGCTACGAGGACCGCGTCGTCGCCAACGCCCTGCTGCTCGGGCGCGGAGACATCAAGACGGCCAATGACATCGCCAAGGAAATCATCACCGGTCGTCTCCAGCCTGCCACCCCGACGTTCTCCAACGCGGGCAAGGCACAGCGCGGAGAGTTTGTCTCCTGTTTCCTGCTGCGCATCGAGGACAACATGGAGTCCATCGGTCGGTCCATCAACTCCGCCCTCCAGCTCTCCAAGCGTGGCGGCGGTGTGGCCCTGAACCTCTCCAACATCCGTGAGGCCGGGGCACCGATCAAGCACATCGAGAACGCCTCATCGGGCATCATCCCGGTCATGAAGCTCCTCGAGGACGCCTTCTCCTACGCCAACCAGCTCGGTACCCGGCAGGGCGCCGGAGCGGTCTACCTGAACGCGCACCACCCGGACATCTACAAGTTCCTTGACACCAAGCGGGAGAACGCGGACGAGAAGATCCGCATCAAAACGCTCTCCCTCGGCGTCGTGGTTCCGGACATCACCTTCGAGCTGGCCAAGAACAACGAGGACATGTACCTGTTCTCCCCATACGATGTGGAGCGCGTCTACGGCGTACCCTTCGGAGACATCTCCATCACCGAGAAGTACCGCGAAATGGTGGAGGATGCCCGAATCCGCAAGACCAAGATCAAGGCGCGCGAGTTCTTCCAGACCATGGCCGAGCTGCTCTTTGAGTCCGGATATCCGTACGTGCTCTTTGAGGACAACGTCAACAAGGCCAACGCCATCGAGGGCCGCGTCAACATGTCCAACCTCTGCACTGAAATCCTTCAGGTCAACACCCCGTCAAAGTTCAACGACGACCTGACCTACGCGGAAACCGGTCGGGACATCTCCTGCAACCTTGCCTCCCTGAACATTGCCAAGGCCATGGAGGGCGGAAACCTCCGGGCAACGGTCGAGGTAGCCATCCGTGGACTCTCTGCCGTATCGGACCTGTCCGAAATCGACTCGGTTCCGTCCGTACGGAACGGAAACAACAAGAGCCGTGCCATCGGTCTGGGCCAGATGAACCTTGCCGGTTTCTTCATCAAGGAGAGGATGAGGTACGGCGGCGCAAACTCGCTGGACTTCACCAACATCTACTTCATGACGGTGGCCTACTATGCCTACCTTGCCTCCACCAAGCTGGCGAAAGAGACCGGGCGCCCGTTCGACGGATTTGAGCGGTCCGAATACGCCAACCCCTCATACCTGATCGGAAAGTACACGCCGGAATCCATGCGCGTACCGTCCGAGAACACCGCAGCGATTTTCGCCAAGTACGGACTGGATATCCCCACCCTCGAGGACTGGACTGAGCTGGCCCACACAATTGCGGAGCAGGGTCTGTACAACGCCTACTTGCAGGCCGTCCCGCCGACGGGGTCGATCAGCTATATCAACTACTCGACCTCATCCATCCACCCCGTCGCCGCTGCTGTGGAGACCCGGAAAGAGGGCCTCACCGGTCGCGTTTACTTCCCGCAGCCGTACGTCACCAATGAGAACTTCGCGGAGGTGGAGGACGCCTATCAGGTGGGTTGGGAGCGCACCATCGATGTCTACGCTGAGGCAACCAAGCACGTCGATCAGGGCCTGTCGCTGACGCTGTTCTTCCCGGACACCGCCACCACCCGTGACATCAACAAGGCCCAGATCTATGCGTGGCGCAGGGGCATCAAAACCCTGTACTACACCAGAATCAGGCAAGGTACTCTTGAGGGCACTGAGAGCAGCGATTGTGTCAGTTGTACACTGTAAGGTAGACGACTGTAGTGCTTTGGTACACGGCAAAGGCCTATGTTCAAAGCACTACAGAAGACTGCTCAGAAGAGGTAGTGTCGAGGATACAGTTAGATGTCATGGGACACCTAAGGAAAGATTTGACCGAATAGGGTACAGCGTCTCAGATACCGGATGTCATGTTTGGTGCGGATCCAAAAACTTAGATGGGTATGGGAACTTCCAAACCCCGACACAAAGCACAGCGCACAGATTTATCTATGAGTACGTGTATGGCAGTATCCCGGACGGAATGTCTGTATGCCACCGCTGTGACAACCCTCCGTGTGTAAATATCGATCACCTATTTCTCGGCACCCATGCCGAGAATATGAAAGATAGGGATGCGAAGGGTAGAGCTGGTCGGGCTGAGAAGGAGAATAATGGCAACCATATTCTTACGGAGAGTGACGTTCTTGAGATTCGAAAACTCTATAAATCGAAGAACTACCGACAGGCTGAACTAGCCTTAATGTTCGGAGTCGACCAAACTAACATCTCTAACATAGTGCTACACAAAACATGGAAAGATTTGAATGAAAAAGGAAGCAATTAACTGGAACCGCATTGAGGATAAGGTAGACAATGATGTCTGGCAGAAGCTGACCTCCAACTTCTGGCTGCCGGAACGCGTCCCGTTGGCCAACGATGTGAATTCATGGGCAACCCTGACGGCGGATGAAAAGCTGGTCACCATGCGCGTCTTCACGGGCCTGACCCTGTTGGACACGATTCAGGGTACCGTGGGAGCCATCGCGCTGCTCGGTGACGCTGTAACGCCACATGAAGAGGCCGTGTACACCAACATCGCGTTCATGGAGTCCGTGCACGCCAAGAGCTACTCATCCATCTTCTCCACGCTGTGCTCCACCAAGGAGATTGACGAGGCGTTCCGCTGGTCGCGTGAGTCGGTGACCCTCCAGAAGAAGGCCCAGATTGTTCTGGACAGGTACGACGGGGATGACCCGCTGAAGAAAAAGATCGCCAGCACCCTGCTGGAATCCTTCCTCTTCTATTCGGGGTTCTACCTGCCGCTGCACTGGTCCAGCCACTCCAAGCTGACCAACACCGCCGACCTGATCCGCCTGATCATCCGCGATGAGGCCGTGCACGGCTACTACATCGGCTACAAGTTCCAGCGCGCCGTGGAGAAGCTCGATGCCACGCAGCGGGAGGAGCTGAAGGATTACACCTTCGACCTGCTCTACGAGATGTACGAGAATGAGATCGAGTACACTCAGGATCTCTATGACGGGCTCGGACTGACCGAGGATGTCAAGAAGTTCCTGCGCTACAATGCCAACAAGGCTCTGATGAATCTCGGATATGATCCGATGTTTCCCAAGGAGACCACGGATGTCAATGCTTCAATCCTGTCTGCGTTGGCTCCGAATTCCGGAGAGAACCACGACTTCTTCTCCGGCTCCGGTTCTTCATACGTTATCGGAAAAGCCGAAGAGACCGAAGACGACGACTGGGATTTCTGAGGCCGTCGTCGGGGACATCGTAAAGCTGTCCTCGGATGAGCACGAGACGCTGGGCAGAATCATCGATATGACTGATGATTCTGTCCAGCTAAACTCGCGGCGTTGGTTTGATTTGAATATTTACGAATGTGTCGTGTTGCATTCCGAGTAATTCATGGTATACTAGTAGTGCGGATATAGTTCAGCGGCAAGAATAATGGCTTCCAACACCATCGACGAGAGTTCGAGTCTCTCTGTCCGTGCCAGTAGTAGAGTGTAATGCAAATGTGTGGTATCTTGGTACCACACTATCCGGGTATGGCGAAGCTTGGTATCGCGCCTGTTTTGGGAACAGGAGACCGCAGGTTCGAATCCTGCTATCCGGACGCAGTAAATTAATACGGGGCGTTAGCTCATCGGTAGAGCCTCAGTCTTCCAAACTGATTAGGCGGGTCCGACTCCCGCACGCCCCTCCGCCTCTTTAGCTCATCTGGTAGAGCGTCTGTCTTGTAAACAGAAGGTGTCCGGTTCGATCCCGGAAAGGGGCTCGCGGCGGCGGTGAAGCTGTGGGTGCGCACCCTTCAACAGCCTCTCCTGTTGCTAGCTTACTCCGGTCGTCTAAGGGCAGGACGGCGGTTTTTGGGTCCGTCTATCGAGGTTCGACTCCTCGTCGGAGTGCGCAGTAAATATACCCATGTCGTCTAACTGGCAGGACAACACGCTCTTGACCGT